GAAATTGCTTCTTTTAACTCAGCTTGAAGTTTTTCTTTTTCTTCATCATGTGCTGGTTCTTCAGCTTCTTCAACTTTTTCTTCGTCATCACCATATCCCATTTCACGTAAGATTTCATCTAAATCAATTTCTTCTTCATCGTGAGATGGTTCTTCAGTTGGAACTTCTTCAGCTTCAACTGCAGGTTCAGCAGCTACTGGTTCTTCAACCGGTGCTTCTTCACCTTCTACTGCTGGTTCTTCAGCTGGAACTTCTTCCTCGCCTTCTCCTGCAATTTGTGCTTCTAATTCTTTAATGATAGCTTCTAAATCTAACTCATCTTCGTCAGACTCTTCTTCTTCACCACCGAAATCATCAGCATCTTCTTCACCTTCTACTGCAAACTCTGAAGATTCTTCTACTTTTTCTTCTTCATCGTCAGCTTCGTTTAGGTCTTTAACTTTATCGTAGTCTTCTACCTCTGAACCTACTTCGCCAGATTGTTTAGAAATACCACTTAAGTCAGTGTCAGCATCGTTAGCTTTTGCTGCTGGTTGTTTGTTATCACCACCACCAATTTCACTTGATACATCGTTATTCTCTTCAACTTTATCTTCAACTTCTTCTTCTTCTTCATTCATTTCTGCCTGAAGTTTTTTTGAAAGTATAGATTGTAATCTTGGAGTAAACGCTTCTTCAAGAGCGATTTTAGCGTTAGCAATAGCAGTTTCACGCACAGCTTTAGCATCAGCGATTGCTTCTTTCAAAAGTTTTGAACTTGCCATTTTTTCCTTATTATTAGGATTTCTTAAGCTATTGTAATGTGAGCTTAAATAGAATTGTTTGATTGGCTTTTTGGTCACTTCTCATAAAACGAGAGTATTCATTTACCAATAAAAAACGCATATAGAAATGCGTTATTGTATCAATAAATATACAATAATTAACAAAAACGTAATTTTCTAAAGAAATTTTTAGAAAAGATAAATGTATGATGGGTATTTATCGTCTTTTAATTTTTGACGAATTCTTTCATCTGAACATCCAAAGTGTTCTCCGGCCTCTTTAAGAGAATAAAATTGTAAACCTTCACATTCAATAATTGGAAGTTGAATATCTATTTTTGAACGATGTTGAAGTTCAATCATTTCATCATAACTTATATCGTTACGATTTACTTTTACCCAATGACGATATGTTGGATTATTTGATTCAAAGTAATTTCTAGCTTCAGATTCTTCAATTCCCAATTTTTCTGCAACCTGTTTTGGATTCTCAAAAGGAACTCCACTAATTTCGTATTTAATTGTTGGATTAGTTTCTTCACCAATTACTTGCCAATCTTTATATTTTGATTTTGTACTTCGGCATCTTCTCTCTACTTCAGATGCAACTAAATTATTTGGGTCAATAGATATTGCAGCTTCTCTAAAACTTCTATATGATACACCATCAACAATGCACATAAAGTTATCACCATTATTAATAACTTCGGTTGCTACATCCGGATTACCCTTTACGAATACTAATATGTTTTGATGAACCGATGCTATTTTACGATTTCTTTCAAAATATGTATCAACCACTCTGGATGCCTGATGTTGTGAATTGAACAAAACCATATCATTATAGAAGTGCAATCCTGCTTCTTCACACGCTCTAATTGTTTTCCAAACTAATCCTTTATACTTCCCAATCTTATAATTTCCAGTTACCGATTGTTCTCTCACTTCGGATACAACTACTGCAAAGAACCGATTATCTTTTAATTTTCTTGCAGCTTTGTTAAGAATTGAATAATACTTTTTATCAAACGAATCTTCATCCATATTTGAAAGGTCAGCCGGGTCATCGGTATATTTCTCTAAATCATAGTAAGGTGGACAAGTAAAAACAAAGTCCTGAGTTTTATCCTGTATAGAATCAATTACCCACTCACTATCACCTTGTATCCAATTTGGTTTTTGAGATTGTTTTTTATTTGCTTCTATTTGTTCATCGGAAAGGTCAATACCATTGTAGATAAATCCCATTTCAGTTGCAACAATACCTCTTACACTACCACCCGCAAATGGGTCTAATACTCTACCTTCTTTTGGACAGAACCACTCATACATCTTTTCACAAAGTGTTGCATCAAATATAGAAACGGTATTATCTTCCCAAAAACGGGCTCTGGATTCGGTATTCTCTCTACCTAATTCTGATTGAATATTATAGGTGTTAATCCACCATCTTTTACGTTCTTGCCACTCTTTAGAACGAGTGTCTAAAATAGAGAAAGGTTTAATCATAACACAAATATACAAAAAAAGTTTGGTAATTCCAAACTTTTCTTTATATTTTTTAATCTATATTATTAGATAACTCAACATCTTTGTATAAATTGTTGAGATATTTTTCTTCAATATCCGCTAAATTTCTTCTTCTCATAGCCAATTCTTCCGTACCCTTTTTAAGTAACGGCATCATAGCTTCTTTTTTCTTTGGGTCTTTTTCTGCAAAATATTTAGCCGCTAATGATTTTTGTTTTTCTTCTAATTCTCTAACTTTCTTTTGTACAGCTGCATATTTTACATACATTTTTGGAACTCCACCGTATAACCCCGCTTCTTTAACTACTCCTTCTGGAACACAATTTGGAACTTGCTTTCCACCTTTATTCTTCATACCAACTTGCTTGTACCCTTTCCAACAAGGACCTGCTTCATTTACTGATTCGTATTTACTCTTATTTTTAGACCAATTGATAGTTGATATAGTAGCAGCGATATTAGCTTTAAGGTTTTCTTTTTCTTTAGGATGTTTAGCTTTTGTTAATAGGTACTGCAAATTCTTAACACTTTTTTCCATATCTCTAATTATGTCCGCTTCCCTATCCTCATTTACTTGCTCATTTGAATCACCATATTCGTGGTAGTTAGAAGCCGCTTGAGAAATATAGTTTTCTGAATTAGTAATATGGTCTTGAATCCAAGCAGGTATCTGCTTTTCTTCTTCACCCATTTTTTGTTTTAATTCGGTTGCAGATTTAATAATAGAATCTAACTGATTTTGAGCCATAGAAACTTCGTGGTCTTCAGAACCTTCTGCTTCATTTACAGGTTTAAATGCAGTTGCGTATGGATTAGAATAAACTTTACCATATTCAAATTTCTTACCACCCATAGTGAAAGAACCCTTACCAGCTAAATCAGTCAAACGAATCATTCTTATTTCTTTTTCATTGCAAGTCTTTCTCTCATTACATCAGTTGGGATGTCAGAGATTTCATAGTAACGATTTAGGATGTGACCCATATCTTCATATAGAGCATGTAATCTTTCATCCATTGCTTTTGCTTCTACAGCGAACTTATCAAATTGCTTACCTAACTTATCCAACTCACTCATATTTCTTTTTACAGTCTGAGCATCAAACCAATCGTTAGCTTCCCTTAATGATAATTCTTTTGCAGCTTCAGTAATAGCACCTAATGTTTCGGCAATTTCAGTCATATCTGAATTACGTTTCATTTGGTCTTGGAAAGTGTTGTAAGTTGAAATGATTTCTAAAAAATGTTTTTTAACTTCTAGAGATAATTTTCTATCAGGTTGTTGTAAATTCTCTTTTATAGAAAATTTACCATCAACAATTTTTACTTCACTTAATGCCGTTTTACGAATATCGTTATATGCTTTAGGAACTTTTGTACCATAAGATTGATTTTCTTTTTTAATTGAAAATCTATTATTATGCACATAATCGTATATATCAAATGTTTTTTTGCTCATCTTATACTATTTCAGTTATTATTTCTCTCATTAAATCCTGTGCTTTGCAGTAATCACCACACGCATCAGTACCAATTTGTTTTAGTGGATTTACGGACTCATTCATTGGGACCATAAATGCACCATGTGTAGATGGGTTAGAAACAAAATCCCAACCAATCAATTCAAAATCTTCTGCAACTTCTACTTTATTTGCACCCAAAGGTCTAGTTGAACCCATTCCTCTAGATGATATACCCAATAGGATGCCCGCTTTTAATAATTCTTTTAAAATATTACCAGATGGTGTTCCTAAAATTTCTACTGTTCCACAAAGGTCATCGCCTTCCCACCAAATTTCTTTAATATTGTGCGATACATTTTTTAAGTTAATTACAGTAGAATCTGGATGGTCTAATTCACCCAATGCTCTACGTTCTTTAATAAATTGAAGATATTTTTTAGCTTCTCTTTCTAATATTGGTTTTGGATATACTCTACCATTTTGGTTTTCTGCTCCAGCTCTTTGTAGAACACCTTTAACCAATACTCTCCCACCCTCATCTTCTTTGAGTTTACCTTCAAATAATTGTGTTTCTATTAAGAGTGATTTCATATTATTTTACTTTTAAACTTTCCATTTTAGCTCTTATCTTATTAGTAATCATTCCTAGTTGAGATTTATCAACTCCCAAACTATCAACTACTTGAGCAATTAATTGAAGTTTTTGTACACTATTTAATTTAGCATCTTTAATTTTTTCAATTGCCAATTTTAATCTTTGATTAACTGATGCGGGGATTATTGCTTTTGGTAATTCGGTTGCTACATCTTCATTGGTTTTTTTACTAGCTCTTAAATCGGCTAAATCATCACCTTCAATATCACCATCTTTATCCACATCTAATTTGTGTTGGTTACCCGTTAGGTCTTCGTTCTTTTCACCTTTATGATTCCATGCAGAATCTATCTTATTAAAAAAGTCTTTCTTCTCATCATCACTCATTTGTGATATTGATTTTCCAGCTTTTTCTAATGCTTTTTTAAAGAATTGTTGATATTCGGCTTCTTCAACCATTACTTCTTTTACTAATTCTTTTAATCTTTCTTTTGATATAGTTTCCTTATGCATAGGTAATCCTTTGTGTTTTGTAGATGCGAAATCTTTGGCATCTTTTTTTGTCATTGAATCTGCGGCTTTTTCAACTTCTTTAGATGGTGCATCCATGTCTCCTTTCTGTACTGCATGGACCATACCCATAAATCTTTGCTGTGCTTTTGATACTGCCGGCATATTATTATAATTTTCTTAATTTTTCAGTTATTCCCATTAACCTTTCTCTGATTTTATATAGAGATGCGTTTGTTCTTTTCCAGTAATCTTCTTTTTTAAGTCCATTTTCAGTCTTAATTTTAGAATACCAATTTACAAACTTTTCTATTTCAGAAAGTTGTTTATGTATATTTGAAACACCTCTACCAACTTTTGCTTTTGGTGAAGACATTTCTCTTTTTAATTCTAACCATCTATTTTCTGCTACAATCATCCCACTAATATCTGCTATTTCTGTATCATTAATATCTTTTGTAGAAGTTGGTTTTATAGGCAATCCTTCCTTTCTACTCGCAGGCACATCTCCTAAAGCGTAATCTTTTTCGGCTTCACTTACAATAGTACCACCCGTTACACTAGCTAATCTTTTGTTCTTTTTCTTTTCTGAACCAGGTTTTGTAAATGCAGCTGGAGTATTATAACCCGCTACATCTCCGGTTACTGTCATTTCATCCAAAGTTTTTTGAATGTTTCTCTCTCTAATGTACTTACGAATAGCTTCTTTTAATCTTGCTTCCATTATTTTACTTTAGATTTAAGTTCCTTAATTAGCTCATAAGAAAGCATAATAGATGAAACTTGAGAATCAGATACAGTCTTTCCTATTTTCATTTTTTCTAAAACGGAAATAGTTTCTGATAATTTAATTTGTGTAACTTTATCGGTTAATTTTGATTTAATACCATTTAATTCAGAAATTATTTTTGGTAATTCAATACCAACATAATCTTTAAATTTTGTTGTATTAGTAATGTTATTTATATACTCTTTCAACAAGTTCTTTTGAGAATTATTAAGATTTGTATATTTTTTGTTGAAAGTTTCTACTAGAATCTTATAGGTAAGTAAACGTAAATCTTTGTCTTGTTGTTTATAGGATTCAATCAACTTTTTATCTTCAGCTGGTTGAATTTGTTGAGCTGGCTTAGAAGTTATATTTTCAATTAGGGTAATTTTAGAATTAAAGATATCTTTAATATCATATCCTTCCGCTCTTTTAGATTCAAATACTTTATAAATTGATGCTAGTACTTTGTAGTTAGATATAGGCGACGATAGAAATTGTTCTATTTCAAATTTTGCTGAAATTTCTTTTATAAGGTTAAATTTTTCTTTAGAAAGTATTGATTGATTTAATTTTGAATGTGCATCACACACAGTCTCTACTAATCTATCTGCTTTTGTTTCTGAATTATACTTTTCTTTTAATAGTATATCATATAGACGTAATTCTTTGTTTAACTCCGTATTTGGAGCAAAGAATTCTGCCACGATTTTCTTTGCGTTTTCAGATTTATCTCCATTAAGAATTTCAAGAGTTATCTGTCTTACTAGAAGCTCAAATAACACTCCAGTATTCTTAAACTTGGAATGTTTAATTTTTTTCATTTACTTACCCTATATTTATTCTACCCTATAAACTAACACATATAAATATAAACAAATTTTTCTTTATTAAATTTTAGTTTCATCTAATAAGTTTTTTTCATCAAGCATATCCGATTTTTCATTTAAAACCTTCTTTTTTGATGAAATTCCATTTATATATTCTCGTGCAAGTTTTTTTGCGTTTATGTTTAATGTTCTATCCTCTCTTTTTCTCTCCTTATGGTTTTCATCATCACCTAATGGGTCTCTACCATACGGATGTTTATCTTTACCATAAGTGTTTCCTTCTCTTGGTCTTCCTACCCCCCTACTTAATTCAATTTCAGTTTTTAATTTACTGATTTCTTCTTCCACATTTTGTTGTTGTGGTGGGTTTGCTGGGTCTTGTCCTTGTTGTTCAATTGAATTCTGTCTAAAGCGGTCTTTTAGGTCTAATATTACTTTAGCTCTCTCAATATCTATCTCATCTTGGGATAATCCAAATACATTATGATAAGCCCAATCCGATGATAACATATTAAGTGCTTTAACATCGGATGCCAATCTTACTTTTTCGGACCACAAATTAACCTTTTCTTGCTCATAGATTGTAGAAGCATTTGTCAAACTCAATTCAAAGTTTGTCATTTCAGAATCCTCAATACCATTTGCTGCTAAGTGAACTACTGCAATTTTTGCCAATTCACTAACAACTGTACGTTGAATTCTTTCAATAGTTCTTGCAAAACGAACATCTTCTGCTGCCAACGTAGCTTTACCATTTACGTTTTCATCATAAGATAGATAAGCTTTTGGAACTCTTAAAGCTGCAAATAATTTGTTTTTAAGGTAATCAATATCTTCAATTGCTGCATAATCTAAACCAGCTAAGTTATCAATAGTTGTACCACTATCACTACCACGAACTGGTAGGAAGAAATCTTCAGTAAGATTTTGGATATTGTATTTTAAGTTGTAATCACCAGTATTTTTATCAACAAATGGAGTTTTCTTCATTTTATTGATAATCTTCTGCATATAGTTATCCACTTCTTGCGGTGGAATGTTACCAATATCTATTTTGAATACTCTCTTTTCAGGTGCTCTCATAATACGATGGATTAACATCGCATCTTCCATAAGAGATAATTGTTTCCAAATTCTTCTTGCACCCTCAATCATTGACTTACCATAAGGAAGGAAGTTAGTATCTGATAACATTCGGAAGTGAGCCATTTCGTACTGCTCATATTCCTTCTTACCAAATCGGTCTAATTCAATTTTATACTTAACGTAATCAGGATTGTTAGGGTCAGTACCCTCTAATCTTTCTACGTTATAAGTTGAGTGTGGTGCTACGTTAATGATACCTTTACCAGGCATAATTTCTAATGCCACAAATGCATCACCATATTTTACCAAGTTTCTAATCCAAGGCCATAAGTTAAACTCCACATTCATTATATCGTAGAATAAGTTGTGAAGCATTTCTCTTACATTCTCATTCGTTGATTTAATTTGAAGAACATCACCATATTCGTTCTTCGTTGTGGATTCATCTGCATATATGTCTAATGCCGAACCAATGATTGGGTCCATATCCATAGCATCATAATCTCTAAAAAGTTCTCTACGAACTTGATGATACGCCATTGATTGTGCACCCTGATGTGTTTCATAAAAAGACCTTTGTAATTTTGTGTATCTATCTCGTAAATTTACAAAATTTGTACTAGATTGTCTATCTTCAACATCAATTACTCTACGTTTACCATCTTTATCAACGGTTACGATTGCATTAGTTGAAAATAGTTTTTTAAGTCTCCCAAAGAAACTTCTATCGTCTTGGAATTGTTCTGCCATAATCTATTTTACCATTTTCTACAAGACCAATATCTTGCTTTTGTTCTTGGACCAGGATTATCACAATTGTGTCTTGCTCTAAAATTAGCCCTTCTACCAGGATTATTTTTCTTAATCTTTACACCTTTCTGACCGAAGTTTACTTTTATTACCTTACCAGTCTTTGGGTTTTTTACATATACCTTAAATTTCTTAACATCACCTGCCATTGGTTTGCCCAACTTTACTTCTCTTCCTTGATATTCAGCTTCATAAACACATCCACAATTAGCTTCTTCCAAAGAACTTTGATAAGATTTAAGATAGTTTATAAAATCATCCATATCTTCTTGCTCTACATCAAGCTCATCGTAATCATCAATTGGGTTATCAGCCGGAGTATCACCTTTTGAATACGCCTTATCTATGTATTCATCTTCTTTAAGTATTTGCGATAATTTAATCATTTTATTCTCTTTTTGATTTTGACATATATCATAAATATCAATTATTACCAAAACACCTCATTTTTATAACCATTGCGATAAGTCTTCAAAATCATCTCCTATTCTCATTTTCCAAGGATTATCCATTCTATCAGTAGGACTATAAATTCCACTATATTGCTGATTAGAACTTATACCACCCAACGCTCTTTTTGTAAGGTCAATACCTTCCTGTCTTAAACGCAGCGCGGTATCCCTTACCCACAACCCAATACTGAATGCCATAGTAAGGTCATCGTTATATCCCTTCATTGCTTCTGCTCTACCATTCATAAAAATAAAAGTGAATAATTCATCAATTAAACGATTAGAACGAATAGTAACCGATTTTTCTCTGAAATATTCATCTAACTTTGATACGATTAATGGTCTTGTCTTTGAAGTGGTTGAAAATCCTGCTACCATACCTCTTTCATCAGCACGATATTTGTTTCTCATTTGATTTTCAACATCCACATACTTTAAATCCTTACTCATATAGAATAAGTTTTTATAATCTCTATCTATACATTGTTGGATACACGCCCAACCAATATTTGAATTTTCCACTACTAAAAGAGCATCATTATATTCGGTTGCCAAATTAACTAAAAAGTTTCCAAAATCTTTTGTATCAATTTTACCTTTATATTCAGCAACCTGAGTTGCATTCAATATATCTAAAACATGACACGCAGAATAATCTGCCCCATCACCTCTCGCAACGTCCGCTACAACCATATAAGAACCATTTGCGGCTGGATATTCCCATCTCCAAAGGTTTCCATCAAATCCAGTCTTTTCAATTGGGTCTTTACAATAAGTTTCTTTATAGAACATTAATAGTTCAGGCTCAATAACAGTATCACCAGAAGAAACGAAGTCACAATCGCACTCTTGTGCTGCTTTCTTTTGTCCTAACAATTTTTCTTGCTCATCTCTCCAACTTTGGTCTCTTTCAGGATGCACTGTCCAATGTAAACGAATTGTATTGAAAGGATTAGTTCCTTCTTCTGCATCTAACCAAGTTTTGTGAAACCAGTTACCCACACCATTAGGAGTAGAAAGTGCAATACACGCACCACCTGTTGAAAGGGTAGATTGTGCTGATACCCATATTTCATCAATATCCTCAATGAACGCAGCCTCATCAAATATAAGTAAGGAAAGTGCTTCAGAACGTCCTGCATCAGGAGATGATGCAATTGCTTTGATTTGAGAACCATTATTTAATCTTAATGAAAGTTTGTTATCTTCCATTGAACCACCCTTTAACCAAGATGGAAGGAGGTCATGCATTACCCTTACTTTAGTTACCAAGTTTTTAGCAACCTCTTGTTTTGTTGCAATTACCAATATATTAAAATCGGAATTAAACAACATATTCCACAAAGAAAATCCAGCACAAAGAGTTGAGATACCTGTTTGACGTGATTTAAGAACAATATTAAAACGATTATCTTTAAATCCTGTTAATGTTTTTTCCTGAAATGGAAAAAGGTGAAAAGGTATCTTACCTCTCACCGGGTGCTGAATCATACAATATTTTTTCATAAAGTGTATAGGGTCAGTTGCACACTTTTTGTATTCTTCTGCTATAATCTCTTTTAAAGATTTTTTTTGTGTTATTCCTAAATTCTGAGTCATTAATCAGTTGGTGGTTTTACTAAATCGTAATTTTTATCTTTTAGTTTTTCCCATGCTTCATTTCTTTTTTGATAAGCTATTTTTAATTCTTCTTCAAAAGTATTAATATCCGCCTTAATCTCATTTCTCATTTCATCAGCATCTCTTTCCATTTTCCACTTTTCAATTTTACCGTCTTCATTTACAATTTCATATTCTTGTTTTACATCTTTAAGAGCTTGTTTAAATTGAGCTATTACTTCTTTACCATATGAAATCATATTTTGAAAGGTTCTAAAATCAGTATATTCCTTCCACAATGAATCTTGCTTAATTTGTAGTTCTTTTTTAGCTAAACATTTTGCACAATAACCGGTTTTACTAATTAATTTTTTATCTGCATTACTAATTTTTATAGTATTGCAATCACTAGCCGAACACGTATTTAATTTAGATAAATAATCTCTAACTTCGGACATTGTATCCGATAATTCATTAATTCTTACTTTTCCAAACTCTTTTTGTTCCCAAATTTTACCATCGGAATCGGTCCATTTCTCTCCTATTTCTTTTTTACGATTTTTTTCTGCTGATTTTTCCGCATCAGTAAAGGATATTTGTGTATTTTTTTCATACTCTCCTCCAGTTAAAACCATATTTGCCAACTTTCTACGCGTTGGATGCATGTATTTTTTTTGAAATTCCTTTGACATATTATTTATGATTATTCTAATAATAAGTATATCAAAATAAAAAAATTAAAATTAACGAGAATATTTAAAAATACCTAATATTTGATTGAGAGGTGCAAATGCACCTGTAAGTTTGTATGTATTTCCCCCATAAACGAATACAATACCTTCGTTTGGTACAATTTTATCAAATCCACCTAAAGCGTTTAAACGGCTTAGTTCTATTTTTAGCTTTTCAATTTTCTTTGGGTCACCACTTGCTTTTATTTGTTTAATAGCGTTTCCTAATTCTTTTCTCAATTGTTTAGTTGCATCTGATGGATTTGCTGTTAATACCGATTCCATAAATGATAATACATCCGCTCCCACTCCTAAAAATATTTCTTCAAATTTCATAAGATTATCTTTCATAATCTTTTGTTGGTCTTGTTTTTCTATTTTATCAGCCCAAGCTCTTATTTTATCATCCTGTATTTGATTTATACGCATTGATTTATCACCAAACGCCCATCTCTTAACCAATCCTATTTTTGAACCAATATCTAACTTTTTTGCATTCTTTTCTACAAAATTAGTCCACCAAGCTTGATGGTAATCCGCAACTCCATCGGAATCTGCTAATCCAAACTCTTTTTGAAGTCTATTAATCATTGATATGTATTTACCTTGTAGTTTAGAAAGTTCTTGTGATTTAGGTAAAGATTGCATTGGAGGTCCTTGAATTGTATATGTATCCTGAACATCTTTATTAACCTGCTTAATCATTCCAGCTAATATTTTTGCAGCTTCCTGATTCTCACCAATTACCTCACCTTCTTTATCATATTCAAAAGTACCATGAAACACTAACAGCGGTTGACCATATGGAATTACATTAGAGTTTTGAGGATATATTACTTCTAAATTCATAAAACATTTACCATCCTTAAAAATCTTCTTTCTTTGTGGTTCGGATAATGCAGCTATTGCTTTTGAAAGGTCATTCATTGCAAATGTATAAGCATCGGTTAAAGCACCTCTACCAGCAAATTGTTTTGCAACTTGACCAATAGTCATAGCACCTTCACCCTGATTTTTTGTATGTGATTTGTTTCTTGCCGCAACTAATCTACCATTTACCCAACTAATTGCCAACGCCTGTCCATCGGTTTTTTCTCTTGCCAAATCCAAATCACCATTTAATGCTCTTACTACAATTTGTTTAAGGTCACCAAATGTAAGATTCATCTGAATATCAAACGGGTGATTCATATGACCATATGCTCCACCTTCTAAAAGTAAACCCTCACTTAATGGGGTTTCAATTTTGGAAAGTTTACTATAATAATTTGGGTCTTCGTACAAATGGTCTAATGCAATTTCTTTAGCAACTTCTATATCAGTTGTATGTTCTCTTTCAACAGCATATCCTTTTATAAATTCGTTCTTTAAAGTTTGTGGACTTATCTTATGATGTTTAGCTATATCTGATAATGTCATACCTTTTGCCAATCCACCAGGTATTTTATCTTCTTTTACTTTAGTATATTCTTCGCTACCATCTTTATCCAATTTAGATTTTAATTTCTTAACATCTTTTGGATTCGGTGCACCATTGATATATCCACCAGGTAAACTTAAACCAACTCCCGCTCCTCCTGGTAATCCCATCTCACCCATAATCTCATCAACTATTTGATTGATTTCATCCTCTGATATTAATCCCTCTTTTACAACCTTTATATTTGCTTTACCATCCATTTCGGCCTGTTTTCTTTGTTCTTTTTCTTTTGTGGTCAATGCTTCTTCCCAACCCAAATCTTTTACTGCTTTTAAGGCATCACCTAACCAGTTTGTGTACGCACGTTTTGCTGTAAATTTCCCAATAGAATCGGTATTTTTAGGTTCTTGCATAATTGGAAAATTAGTAACCTGATTTCTCGGGTCCATCTCTTTATAGTTTACTAATTCTTTTTCTTTTTTTAATTCGTCAGGTCTATCAACCACATCATATCCAATTTTTTTACCTCTTGTTTTAGCCTGATTGTGGTATTGTTTCCAAGATGATGCAAAAGGACCTGTACCATCGTCTGTTTCTATTCTTTCTACGCCGTTTGCAAATTGAACCGAAATTTCTTTTAGTTGCTCTTTTTTAGGAATTCTAAATGTTACTGCTTTTTTACCATTAATTGTTGGCATTCCATATTCATCTTTACTTATAGATTTAACAACTACTTTTTTGTTTTTAAACCTACCCATAAGAATCGTATCACCAACTTTAACGTTAAGTTTAATTTCTTCGTTTATATATTCTTTCAGAGATTTTAGTTTCAGAGTAATCATTTTGAATATCTGCTCATCAAACTTTGGGTATGCTTTTAAGAACCCTTTCTTTCTATCTGCAACGCTTCCTGCACTTAACCAATAACGAACATCAGTACCACTAATTGGATTTGATTGAGCTGGTGCAATATAAACATATCCTCTATCTAAATAACCAGTATCTACTTTACCCTTATATGGTTTAAAATATTTACCACTTAAACGTGATGAATCCTTTTCACCCACCGCAGTCACAAAGGCTGTGGTATCTGAATCAAATTTGTTTAATATTTCTTCTGGAGCGTATGGGTTTTTTATACTTACTATTTTGTTTGATGGAATACCAAACATTTTTTGCATTATAGCCTTTTTCTCTCTAAACCCAAAAGGAGATTTTTTTGAATCGGTAACATCAGAAGTTCCAATGTACACGCTATCTTTTCCGAACTTCTTAACTAAATGTTCGTATGTGGCAAAGTGCCCTTTGTGAAATGGTTGAAAGCGGCCTGAATAGACAACAACCACTTTGTCTATCTCAGCCGCTTCTCCCAATATTGTTTCTACTAAAAATTTTGCTAATCCCTTCATATAGTTACTATACTATATAAATATTTGGGATTACTCTTTTACAACTTTCAATCCACTAGAACCATCTGGCATAGTTTGTTGAGATTGTTGAGATTGTTGTCTTTGCATCTCAGCCAATTGTTTTCTAGTTGGTGCGCCAGGTTGGTACTGAATAGTTCCATCTTGAATATTGATTCTACCTTGTGGATATTTTTCATCCAATCCATCAATAATTTCTCTTAATTGAGAATTTAGTGCTTTAAATTCATCTTCACCCTTTTCTAAAAAGTCATCCATTCTGATGATTTCTTCATTGATTTCTTTCTTACGAATGTGAATTTGTCCAAACTCTACAATCAAACTTTGAATTTTTTGATTATAATCGTTAATAGAATTTAGAATATCTGCATCTATTTTTGCAGTTTCTATCGTAATTTGTTGTTGTTGTGGTACATTATCTAAACCTGCCATAAATTATTGTTTTATTATTTGTATATATAACTATATTGTTTTTTTATTTTTCAAACACCGAAACTCCCCTTTTTTTCACAACTTCTCCCGCACAATAGTTTCCCCATTTTATAGATTCTTCTACATCATTAGAACTTAAATACTTTGCAACAAATCCTGCTACAAATGTATCACCCGCACCACTTACATCGGCATTATCTATTTTTTTAGTTTTAATTAGATTCCCCTTATACGATGCTCCTTTACCATCCAACGTTATAATTATTTTTTCGTCTAACCATTCATTTTCTACAATTATATCGTGATTATTTTGTGCCTCAAATCTATTTAATTTTATATATGATATATTTCTACACCAATCACCCAATGTTTTTTTGGTATCAAGTATGATTAAATGATGTAATTTAGAAATTTCAAATATATCATTTTCGGTTAGAAACCCTTTACAATAATCCGAAATAACAACCGCATCAAATTCTGATAAAGGTGGTAGTTCGCTAATATTGATTCTTTTTACTAAATCATTTTCATCTACCCTTAAATAAAGCTCATTTGTATCTTTATTTATATATCTGGTTTTAATAATATTTCCTTCACCACAAAAAGTTTTTACTTTTATATCCATTGATTTCAGATTTGCAGCAGTGTTAGCAGCCATACCCAAATTTACAACCGTTTCAATCGGATTAAAAATAGGACCGTTTCCTTCGGGTGATTTTCTAGTTGATGTCCCATATATGAAAACATCATTGCATTTCTCACCAATTACTAAAACTTTATATTTTGACATCTCCTAATATTTTTGATGTACTTATATTATTTATTTTTTGAAAAAATTCTATTTTGGGAACATATTCCACGCCAATTATTTGATGATATTGATAATCATCACCTATTACCATAACATCTGGCTCCCATTCACGTATTCTATTAATAAGTTCGTCATCCGTACCAAAAGATACAACAGAATCAACAAAACGAATAGATGAGATAAAATCCATCCTATCAGAAAGGGTATTAAAAGGTCTTTCCCTACCTTTTTTATCCCTAACTCTTTTATCTTCGTCCAATCCAACCCTAACTGAACCAAACTTTGAAGCGTGTTCAAGCAAACGAATATGACCAATATGTACAATATCAAATGTACCATTTACCCAAACTTTTTTCATTATAAAAACTTTTCCAATTCTTTAATAACCATTTCGGATGTTATTGATTTAGTACATTCAAATTGTCTTTCAGTACCTTTGTGGTCTGGACACCAATTCCAATCGCCTGGATCAAGTCTTAAACGATTAAAACACCCCTCACATTTTCCTTGCGGTGCTCCTATACGAATACAATCTTCCATCTCTGCCCACTTATAAGAAAATCCACTTATTAATACAGTTGGTACATCCAATGCCCAGCTTAACCAACTTAATCCACTACCTATTCCAATAAATGCCTTTGATTTCAACATTTCATCCATAACTAATTCAATTGGACCATTTGGATGCCTAACTATACCGGAAGGTAATTGATTTCCCATATAGTTCTCACCTTCTTTTGAAAGTAGTTTTACAATGTAACCTCTATTATTTAACCAGTCTACAATATCCTGCCATCCTGTTGGGTTATTCCAAAATTTTGATTGTGCAGTTCCATGTATTCCAATACAAACCTGCTTTAAACCTGATTCTTTGTAGGGATTTCTATCTTTTAATCTTGGTTTTATTTCTCTAAAGTTTAAACCCAATATATCCGAACACATTTTTTGCATCGTTTGTTGTTTCGGGTCAATTGGATTTTTATAAACGTTTATTGAACTATCTTCGTTGTAAAATAAACCAATTGCATACATAGCATATAAGTTTTCTACAACCATACCCGGTGTAACAAATTCTATATCAGGATATTTTTCTTCAAAAAGATTATTCATAAATGTTGAAACAATCATTTTGGCATTATGCAATTTTCCAAATTCTTCTACATACGGCATCCATGCTAAACTATCTCCCAATGCTTTTGAGTCTAATGCCACATAAACTCTTTTATCTCTAGCATCGTATAAATGTTCGTACCAAAGTTTATTATCTTGATATATTTCAATTTTCCAATCAATAAAATATTCAACATTACATTTTGTCCACATATTGTTATTGATTTCCGAACTATACAGTACTGCACCAGTTTTATTATTTATAAACTTTACTAAATATTTTCCTGGTTTCGGGCCTTTTATTTCAACCGTAGCACCTCTTACAAAATGTAAAAAAACTTTATTATCTATATTGGCTTTATTATTTACATTTTTAATAATATTTTCATATATATTTTTATTGTAATCCATTAACTCCAAGTTTTAATTTGTAAATCTAATAATGAATATCCTTCTGCTTGTTTAGAATACATTTTATTTGTTGTATATCTTTTTTTAGGATGGTGGTAAAATACATGATTAAACCATAAATCACCTACATCCCAACCACAATCTTTTATTCTATCCATCCACCAACCTTTAGTTCGGTTTGGAATTAAATAACAATGTGCAAGGTCTTGTGCATGTCCAGTCAAAGTAAATAATTCATCAATTTTAGTTCTTTCTCTAGATGGGTTATTTGCAAATGAAATAAAATAAGCATCATTTAGTTCTGACATAAAACATGCTTTATTTACCACATCTACAAATTCTTCTAAACCGGTATAGATAAATGCATCCGCTTCAAATATTAAAGTATAATCATAGTTTTCTTCATCAATAGTTTCTAATGCGTATCTATGTGCTAGGTAACAACCATAATGTCTTCCAGTCATCCAACCCAATCCGGCACCTGGCCATAGTTCACCGGGTTTATTATCTTTACTAATATGTTCTGGTCTTCTGCAATTTTCAGCAGGTGGGATTCCTTCATATACTTCGTTGATAATTGGTTGATAATCTATCCCATAGTTTTTTAGTTGTTGAAGTGATTGTATTGAAACTCTTTCTCTCATATCATCGGGTCTAGTCAACATATGTTTCACCTGAATTCTTGGTTTTCTTCTTATAAATGAACGAAATCCTTCTTGAAACTGCCCATAAAAGAATTCATTAGCAGCTTTTGTTACTCCATTAAATACACCATAATCATCACCTGTAATATATCCGCCCGGTTTAACTTTTTTATACCAAACGTTCAAATCTTCCATTAAGGATTCATAAGAATGTCCGGCATCAATCATTATAAAATCTATACTGCTATTTCCGAAATTATTTGATGCATTTTTAGAAGTATCTTTTATAACATTAAATTGATTATAGTTATTTGATAATACAACATTATCTATAAATTCATAAAAAATATCACCATTAAAACTATTAACTATATTTTGATGCAAAGCCTCATCATCAGTACCTTTCCATGTATCTACACTTACAAAATTAATATTTTTTTCCGATTCTCTTATTTTAGTAGCCAAATAGTTAGTAGATTTACCAAACCAAGCACCTACTTCAACGAACAATGAACCATCTTTAGCTTCATCTACAAAATTATTATACAACTCTTTATACGCAAACCAACCTGGTATTTCATTAAATTCTGGTTTTAATTGCTCAAGTATAATTCTTTTTGTAAGTTTTAAATCATCATCAATATACGTTACCAATGGATTATCATCATAGGTATTCAAATAAGTGTGAAGTTTTCTAAAAATACAAGGAAGACCATATGATAATGCCTCTTTAACCGATAAAGGATTTAATTCTAATTTTGAAGAAAAATAGAAAAAATCGCAAGCTTCATAAAATGTATCTACATCATTTCTTTCACCCCATACAATACAATTATCTGGCTTAAAATCCATCAATGGCCTCCAATAATTTTCAAAATTCATTGCTTGATTACCAACAAAATGAAATTTAATTTTATATTTTTCCAACTGTCTTGCGATGGCAAATATTTCACCTTGATTTTTTCCTTGCGAAAACAATCCTACATTTAGAACATGTTTATATGTTGGGTCTAACCCTAATTTATTTTGAGCTTCTTCTTTATTAAAATTATATTTTTCAATAGGGTATTCCCAAACCGATGTTTCAATGCCTAATGATTCAAATCTTTGTCTACTCCATTCCGATACTAAAACGTACTTATCAGGATGGTAAATGATTTCAGATGGATTTGTTAATGAACCATGTGTTGTACACACTATAAAATATTTTCTTTCACTTGAAAATAGTTTTTCTACTACATCAATTGGTAAATCATATTCTGGAATTTCCTGAAAATGAATTATATCAGGATTAAAAGTTCTTATA